TGATGGTGCGGACTTCGTCCACGATCAGCCGCTCCGTGTTGTCGATGCGGATGCGCGCGATCATCGGGCGGTCCTGACTTTCGGGGGGCAGTTCCACCTCGAAGGGGTAGCCAATGAAGGTCCAGCCTTGATGGATGACATCGACATTGTCATTGGCGACACGGATGGGCGTTGAAAGACCTGTCGCCGTGATTTCAAGCAGGACGAGCCAGGCCTTGTCGGAGGCTTCGGCATGGGCGGCCGCTCTTGCCTCCGGCGATATCGTCCTCACGGCATCTGCTCCAGTTTGATCGCGATCGAGAACAGCGTTCCTGTGACAGCCGAAACGCGGGGCGCTTCGACAAAACGGAACTCCGCTGACGACCCTTCACGCGGGTGCATCCAGTCGAAGGCCAAGGCGCCACCGGCGGTCGTTTCTTCGAAGAAGGTCTTGAGGGTCGCGGCCTGTGCCGCGTTGACGCGGAAGGTCACCTCGATCTGACGTGGCGCTGCCGTGAAGCGGCGCCGGGTCTTGGCCGCCCCAGTCTCCATGGCCGTGCGCAAGACCGTGTCGGCAAAGCGCTCCTGGTACCCGCCGACGGTCGGGCGCTGCGGGAGGCTCGAAGGCCAGACGATATTGGCCATCCTTCACACCCGCTTGGTCACGCGCCGCGAGCCATAGGTCTCGCCTTGCGCCCGATCGAGGCGACCGCTTCGGATTGCTTCATCGATCTTGTCTTCGATGAAGACCGCGATTTCCCGTTTACCGTCGGCCCCGCGACGCTGCTCGGTGCGCGCAGGCGGCTGATCGCGACCGATGCGCATGTCGTAGACATTGACCTGCACATCATTCGCCGGCGTCGGCATCCGCATTCGATCGAGACGCTCAGCATTCCACCGATGACGCGGGTCGCTGCGCGTCAAAACCTCCTCACCGCGCAGACCGACAAACGGCACCTCATCGGGCCGTAAACCCAACATGCCGCCTGCATGGAAGCGCTCGGCTCCCGCAAAGGCGCCGAGTGCCACCAACCGGGTATGGGATGGCGCTATACCGACCAGGCCACCGGCATGCGCAGCGCCGAAGAGGCCGGAAATCCAATTGAAGATCCCATCAAAGAACCCACCGCCAGTACTTGCAGCGGCAGCGCCTGCACCGGCCTGCGCAGCGGCTTGCGGCGCCACCACTCCGAAGAGACTCGGAAATGCGCCCACGATTTGCGTGGTGATCGGCAGGATGAATTTCTGCTCAATCAGCGTCGCCGCAATGCGTGCGGCCATGCGTCGGAACAAGCCGACTGCGCCTTCGGCAAGGTTGGCAAAGACGCTCTTTCCGGCTTTACCGGCATTGGCGAAGCCGTCGACCAGGAAGTTCGATATATCACTTGACAGGCTCTTTGCCTGATCGCGGATGTCATTGAAGTAACGCGCCTGCTCGCGAAACGCAGCAGCAGCGTCCTGCGCTTGGAGCACCTGTTCATCCACGCCACCAAGACGCTCACGCATGCTTTGCATGCGACGCTCACGTTCGATGGCAAGTTCCGCAGCGCGCCGCTCGGCAGGATCGCTGAGGCGGGCGGCTTGCGCCTCCCGTTCCGCGATGTCCCGGTCATTGGTCGATGTGCGTCGCTCGCGGGCCAGCGCGCGTGCGCGTTCAGCTGCGGCCTGTGCTTCGATTGCGCGGGTCGTCGCTTCAATTGATGCGCGTAGGCGTTCTTCGGCAGCGCCCGTGGCAAGTGACAGGGCCGCGCGCGCATCACGCGTCGCAGCCAAGGACCGCTCGGCCACCTCTGCGCGCTGGACGGCGGCAGTTCCTTGCGCCTCGGCTTCCGCGAGCCTGCGTGCGCTTTGCGCGGACAGTTCCGCCTGGAAGGCTGCACGAGCCTGCGCCTCCACTGTTTCCATGACGCGGGTCCGGAGGATTTCCTCCGTTCTCGCCGTCTCATTGATCCCGTTACGATAGCCCTCGACTGCCGCTTGCCGGGCCGCCTCGGCACGGATGACGGCCGATTGGCCTTGCCCATAGGCGTCCGCCACAGCGAGCGTCGCGCGGCTCTGGATCTCCAGTTCGCGTGTCTGGTCCTGGTATTGTTGACGCTGCTGAGCCGCCGCGTCAGCAACCATGCGGCGCTTGAGCGCTTCCGCCTCCAGCGCATTGAGATTCCGCTCGCGCGCCGTGATCTCCGCCTGGATCTCCGCCTCCACAAGAGGGCGGCGGGCGGGCGCTGCGTTGTAGATCCGTTGGCGTCGTTCGAGATCGGCAATCTGGCGTGCGGTCTCTTCGCCGATCGCCAGGGACTGTGGCGCATTAGCGGCAGAACCTGCAACCACGGGCGACTGGGCTTGCGCTTGAGCGCGGGCCTGCGCCTGTTCAGCAGCTTGCCGAAGCCGTTCATACTCCGCACGTGCGGCCTCGACCTGCTCCTGGACTTGAAGCCTGACGGCATTGGGCGACCCATAGCCAAAGCCTGGAATGACCACTTCTGCATTCGGGTCTCTGTAGAGCCGGGTCTCGCGGTTGAAGCGGTCGAGCCGCTCGACCGCCATTTGCAGCGCATCCTCAGCTTCAGCGAGGGGATCGCGTACACGCGGCTGGGATGGGGCAAGCAGATTGGCTGCGCCGGAGATCGCGCCTTCGACGACCTGCAGCGTGATCCGGCCGATCGCGCCGCGCGCCAAGTTATCGACGAGGCGGTCCCAGGCACGACTGATATCGTTAATCGACTTCTCGGTGGGCGAAAGCGACTGCTCGTTCAGCCCCCTGATGCGTTCCTGCAGCGCTGCAATCGCGATGCCATAAGCGCGTGACTTCTCGCCTTGCTCAGCGAGGAGACGGATATTCTCGCGTTGGGATGGGTTCAGGAAGCCATTCAGCGCCCGATCCAGCTTGATGATCGCGTCGTAGCCGCCGGTCGCCAATTCCGCGAGTTGACGAGCTGCGTCACTGGTGCCGGTTCCCATCGCGGCCGCCAGATCGGGCGCCATGCTCGCCAGACGCGGGATCTCCGCGCCCGGAAGGTTCGGCGTGCGAATAAGGGTCGAGATCGCTGAGCGCGCCTCGTCGCGTGCGACGCCGACATCGCGCAGTTTCTCGACGAGTTCGTTGAGCTGCCCAGCAGTCGTCTGGCCTTGGCGCCCCATGGCGGCAAGCGCCACGTTGAAGGTGCGGCTTTCTGCGGCAAGATCCGTCGCGCGCGACAGAATGATCGCGAGCGGAATGCCGACCGCAGCCAAGGCAGCCGCCGCGCCGAGCGCCACAGGCGGGATCGCCCGGAACGTCGCCCCGATCCCGCCAAAGATCTGGGTGATCTGCGGACCCTGTTGGAGCGCCACTGTCAGCGGGCTCATGCCCGTCGTCAGCGTCGTGAAGATATCGTTCAGCTGCGGCTGCAGCTGAGCCAACTGCCGTGCTGTGATGCGGGCCTGCTGGCCCTGTGTCTCGACAGCCTGGCCAAAGCTGCGCGCCTGCGTGCCGGCAACGGTGAATTTGCGCCCGATGCCCTCGACGACGCTCGCATACTCGCCCTGCGTCAGCAGCCCTTTGCTGAGCAGGGCGCTTGCGCGGCCCTGTTCCTGAGCTGCCTGATAGCCTTCCGCGTATTGACGCTTCAGGCGCTCGGCGGAACGGGCGAGCTTCTCCTGCTCCCGGTCGGCCTTTTGTGCGGAGGCGCCGGTCCGCTCCAGAGCGTTGCTGGCATCGCGCGCCGCCGTCTCGATGGTCTTGAGCGCCTGCTGGCCGGTACGACCCGCTTCGACCAATTCGGCCTTGAAGCGTCCGCCATCGACCTGCAGTCGGACCGAGATGTTACGGTTCGCCATCCTCGCTCTTGTCGCTTCGCTTTGTGAGGCCGCGCATGAGGCCGGCTTCGGCTGCGGGCAGGAATTCGGCGAGCGCTGGTCGGCTTACGCCGAGCGCATCACCTATGAGAAATACGGCCCCGAAATCGAGCCCAACCGGGCCCGCAGGCCCCATACGAAGTTGCCCTGTGCAACGTTCCAGAAGGTCCCAGACTTCCCAGCCCTCAGCGGTGGCTGGTTGATCGCGTTCATAGGGACATTCGGGGCAGCGCCCGGGGCAAGCTACGCAATAGGCGGGCCCGCCGCCGAAATGCCATTCGGCGCGGGCGCTCAGGCGTTTTTTTCGGCTTCGATCTCCGCAATCGGGCGTGCATAGATCCGCTCGAAAGCGGCGGCCGCCTGCCAGATCTCCATCAGCGCTTCGACGGCGTCAGGGGTGACCGGCGCGGGGGCGCCCTTATCGTCGGCGATCCCCTCCCAATCGATGATGGAAAGCCGGGCGAGCGCCTTGATAAAAGCGACGCCGCGCAGAGCATCGATGACTTCGCTGGCCGTCTCGCCCTCGGTGTCCACCCGCACCATGGCGGATTGGGCGGCGAAGAAGAGCGCCGTCCCGAATGGACGGACCTTGAGCCGCACACCAGGCAGCAGATCGAGCCAATAGGGCTCGGATTTGAGACCAAGGCGGATCATGGCGTGGCTCCATAGGCAGCGACATCATTCTTGAGGATGGCAGTCAGCATGCGTCCAAGCGTTGGATCCTTGGCGCCGCGAAACTCGAAGGTGACCTGGATGCCGGACGGGCCTTCGATCGGCACGGAAGGGCGAGACAGCACCGCCTCGTGAACGGTAAATATCAGGCTCGTGTTGGCGTCGCGCACATAGCCGAAATCGAGCTCCATGGGCGTGCCTGCCGTTGCAGCATCGATCAGCGTCGTTCCGTCTACGCGAACCACGATGTTACCCGTACAGGCAGCAACGGTCGGCTCAGCGCTGTCGATCAGCCCATCCGATCGGATCGTCTCGATACGGTCGAGGCCATTGCGATAGACGATCTCAGCCGAGACAACGCGCCCCATGGCTGTGCCGTTGCGTCGGATCGTTCCCTGGAAGGAGCCGAAGCGCAGTGCGTTGTAACTCACCGGCGTCAGGTCGCGGTCGACATTGTCCGTGCTCTCTCCCTGCGCGATGAGGGATAGGGTGGCGCTGGTTAGGCCGTCGCGGCGGAGCGGCAGCGTGAAGCTATCAACGCGGGCGCCAAAATGTGTACGCCGCAGCGGGACGTCCGGGTTGATCGCCTGAAGCGACAGGCTTGGGATGGTGGCGCCGCCGGACTGGAAGCTATGCGTGAAATTCGTGGTGCCCGTCGTTGTCGGCTCACCTAGTAGCGCCTTCAGCCAGAAGCCGATCTGCCGCGCATCGCAGGGCACGGCGACTTCACCGTCGCAGGTAAGAGCGCCAAGCACCGCAGGCGCGGGATCGCGTCCCTCGCCAAGCAAATCATTTTCGAGCAGGGGTTGGCGGGCGGATAGCCCGTATCGCGAAAAGCCAAGCCGGTGATAGCCATCGGACGGTGGCGTTCCGTAGGTCGTCTCATAGGCTGCCATCAGGCGCGCATTTGCACCGAAACCAAGCGCCATGCCGGGTCTCCTCTTTCTGGTTCAAAGTTTTGGGAACTGCGTCTGGGGCAGACGCCTCAGGTCAGCGGATTGCTCGTCTCATAGACGAGGCGGATGGGGACGATGGCAGCCTTGACGTCGGATCCGCCTTCAGGTGCGGCGCCGTCAAAGTCCGGCGCCCCGATCTCGATCTGATCGATTTCTCCGCCCAAGGCGGGATCAATGCCGAGGACGGTGGCGATGGAAGTGAGTAACGTGTCGAGATGCGCGTCGGGATCCCCGGATGCCGAGAACACCTCGACGCGCGCCGCATGGGTCCAGATGTAGCTCAGCGGCGATAGCAGAACCTCAGGCTCGCCAATCTCGCCGTCGCGCAGAATGATCAGGCCCTCTGGCGGGATCCTTTCCGGTCGCAGACGGTTCCGTTCAACTTTGGCGAGAGGAACAGCAGTCAATCGGGCATGAAGGGCCTGAAGCACGAGTTCGCGTTTACTGGGCATCTTGGCTCGCGCGATCACGCGCCTCCCACTCCCGCACGACCTGATCCGGCAGCCGGTTCACCCAGCTTTCCGCTGGTCCACGCCAATCCAGCAGGCGTGGCATCTGAACCTGGCGCACCAGGATGAACATCGGAACCCACTCGACGTTGCGGCCCGCCTTGACGCGGCGACCGGTTGCCGGCCGCAGCGTTCGGCCGTTCGTGGCGCGAACGACTGGCAGCACAAGCAACAGCACGCCGAGTCGGTTGGTAGGGACGACTTCGAGATCGCGACCAAAACCGCTGAATTTCGTCCCGCTCTGCATGTCGTTCGGGGTCATTCGGCGACCACCGCCCTTCATGGGCACGTTTTCGGTCGGGATGGCGAGATAACGTCCGCCGCTGCGTCGTATGAGTGTGCCTTCCTCGAAGGCTGCGATGATATCCGCCGCGCCACCGCGCCCGCCCTTGCCGGGCCGGGCAAAGACCCATGCCGCCGCGCTGAGGCTCTCACCACGTTCCGGATAGACATTGCAGCGCACGGCATTTGCGAGGCGTCGTCCAAGGCCTGCGCCCGCGACCTGCGCGCGCAACTCGCTCTTCAAGCTTTCGCCCGCCTTACGCACGGCCGCCGTGACAGCCGCCTCCGCGACACGAGCTTCATCGCCAAGGATCTTGTTCAGATCCCCCTCGATCTGGAGGTCAAGCCTCATGACGCGATGACATCGAGCCGCAGGATGCGGCCATCCATCGTGGATACCGGCGGCGCTTGCACGCGAAAGATGATGCCCGACACTTCGAGCGTGTCGCCCTCCGCAATCCCTGACGCTTCTTCAGCGCGGATGTCGAAGAGTGTAGCGTCCTGGACAAGCTTGGCGCCGCTGATCTCGAACACCGGTTGCGGTTGCACGCGCTGGATCCGCACAGGATGTCCCGCTACCTGACCCCCACTACGCCAGATCCCGGACTGGGCAAGGTTGTCGTCAGCAAAGAGGCTCCCGAGTGCGGTGTCGAAAGCCGTCATTGCCGACGCTCCTGCAGACGCCCATCGATCCGCCTGAGCAGCTCGAGTTGCGCGTTTGCACGTTCTTCAATGCGCGCCAGTCGCTCCACGATCGCTGAGATCGCCCGCTGGTCCTCATCGAGACGCTGCTCGACGCGCGCCAGCCGCTGCTCTTTGACCGTCAGGCGGGATTCGACCGACGAGAACCACCAGACGAACCCGCCGAACTGCACGAGTAGCGTGGTGATGAGCGCAAGCGGAATGCGACGGTCGATGGTCCAGTGCAAATCGGGTGGATCGCTTTCTTCTGGGGGCGCCATGATCAATCGCGGTCGCGCTTAGTTAGTAGCTGCTGTTCAGCCGCAGGCGGCCCACGGTGTCGCTGGCGCCATTGCTGACGGCCTCGATCGCCACACCGATCAGCGTATTGCTGGTCGCTGTTTTGGTGGTCTCCTTCGCCGTGTTGTCCCAGTAGACTTTGTCGCCGACGGCCCATGCCTGGGATGCGGCCTTCTTGAGGTCGAAGACGCCAACCAGCGCGGCTTCGACCGCTTCGCCGATGGTGGCACTTGCCGTCGCCACGCCAAAGATGGCGCCGACCAGCAGACCATCTCCTGCCGAGACGGCATAGGGCGCCGCAAGTGTGATCGTCTTGCCGGGCTGCACATAGTTCTTCATGGAAAACTCCTCTCCAAAAGACGAAGGGCGGGCGGTCGTAGAGATTTGCGGCTGCCGCCGCAGGGGCCGCCCGTTCTCATTCGGATGTTGATGGGGATAGGCGTCAGGCGCCGTTGTTCTTGTAGAGACCGCGCCAGTCGATTGCCTTGGCGCCGAAATCGAGGCGGCACTTGATCTCCACGCCATCGACGTCAAAGCCGTTCCTCGTCTCGATGTAAGCGCCCTGCTGGCCTTCGAGATAGGCGTATTCGATCGTGTCGATCTGCGCGGGATTGGCTGCGAGATACCATGCTCCCGCACTGACCGCGTCGAGACGCGGCTCGGAGATCGGCGTGATCGTGCGGATCGACTGGGGAACGACGTCGAGCGTCTTCGCCGGCAGAAGGTTCTGCGCGACGAGCTGCTCAGCCGCGAGTTCGAGAGCCGCCGGCACGATGAGATAGCTCGGCCGGATATTGAGCACCGTTTTCTTGTCGAGCCCCGTCTGCTTGGCCATCGAGGCGCGACCTTCGCCGATCGCCGCAACGCTCAGCGCTGCCCCAGTACCCGCCAGATTCTTGTGCGTCGCATGGAACAGGGTCACGCCATCGGCCATCGCGGCGTTGGCTGTGATGATGCCCCAGACCACATCGCTCTCAAGCGTGGCGATAGCCGTGCCGTACATCGCGGGAATGCGCGTGAAGGCGTCGAGGTCGTCATTGATCAGGACCTGGCGCGTGATCGCAACAACCCGACCATAGGTCTCGATGCGATAGCTTTCCTTCGATTCAGCGATGGTGCCGCGCTTGAACTCGCCGCCTTCGCTGACCTTGAGCAGCTGCGGCGCCTCACCGATTTGCACACGATGCATCGCCTTGAAGTCGGTTGCCAGAACCTGGCGACAGAATGGCGTGAAAGTGCGCGGATAGACGTCGTAAGCCTGGCGCAGTGTCTTGTTGGTGACCGCTGCCAATACCTCGGGGAAGTCCGATGTCGAGTGCAGAGCACGAGTCGCGATCTCGTCCCGCGACATACCCCGCACATTGACGCCAGAAGATGCCAGAAACTCCCGCGACAGCTCCAGGAGTGTCATCCCGCGATACTCGCGTGCCGGATCGCTGAGCGTGAACAGCGTCGGGCTGTAGCGATGCAGGAGCGCATTGGCGACAGCCTCGCGGCGCGTCAGGCGCTCATCGCGTCCGCCAAGGGGTACGGAAACATGCGGGAAGGTCCGCGACTGTTCAGCCGCGTCCGCGACCTTGTCGAGGATGATGCGCCGCGCCTCGTCGATGGCGACGCCTCGGGTGACAAGGTCTTCGGCCATGCTGCGCTCCAGGCCCAGACGACCGGCAAGATCATAGATCGTCCCGACCCTTTCCCGTTCGGCGCTCTGCGCCTGCGCAATGATGGCTTTGGTATCGGGCGCGGCCTCGGCTGCACGGGTGACGGGTTCGGGCGCCGACTGCGCCGCCGTCGTGGTCACACTGGTCTCGTCCATGAAAATCCTCTCTTTGGTGGAGGCGTCGTCCCGGTCCACGACGCAGGGGCTCAGCGGGTCAACCGAACGGAAGCCGGCCGCCGGATCGGCCCCGACCGGGACCGCGGAAATCTCGAATGGGGTCCAATCAACCGCGCGCCAGACTTCGGGCGCATTGGCGGGTCGACTGACCTCGAAGCGGTGGACCTGGTAGCCGATGGAGACGGCGCGCAGATGGCCCGCTTGGACGTCGGCCCAGATGGCGCTGACATCCTCGCGCTCGCTGAAGCGCACGCGCGCGACGCCGCGCCCCTGATCAATCCGGGCGGAGCCGGGCACGACCGACCCGATGACCGCATCAAGCGTTCGGGTATCGTGGACCTTGAGCAGCGGGCCGCCGGCGTTCAGTCTATCGAGCCGGACGCTGCCAGGATCCATACTGAGCTCTTCGTCGAAAGGCTCGCCGAACAACGGCTGCCTTCGGACCCTCGCGCCCGTCGACCAGACCACTTCGATGGAGCGGTCCTGCTCATCGATCGTGGCCGGCAACAGGTCGGCTGCGCGGCGCAGGGCCGGCAGTTCGATCGTGCCATGCATGTGATTGTCCTTAGGTAGAGGTGAAAGCCGGATCGGCTTGCATCACACCGGTCTTGGTGACGCGGCGCGGATCGCTGTCGAGAACGAGCCCAAGCGCATCGAGCTTGGCGTTCATGGCGGCGATCTCCGCCAGCACCGCGTCAGGGTTATGGCCTTGCCGGGCGATGGCCTGCGCCAGCGTCATGGTGCCCGAGCGCATGGCGAGAAGATCCGCCATGGCGTCTTTGAGCGGATCGACCGCCTCGAAGCGCGGTGGCGACCATTCGACCGGAATGCGGGGCTGCGGCAACTTACCTGCCGCCCAGGCTTGTTCGGTGAACCAGTCCCAGCTGGGTTGGCAGAGCATCGGGATGATGATTTGCCATTGCACCGCATCGATCAGACGGCGAAATTCGACGAGCCCAGCGCGAATGGAAGAGTAGTTGACTTGGCTGAGGTCGCCGGTCAGCAGCTCATAGGGCATCCGAAAGCCCGCCGCCACGATATGCAGCTGCGCCCGGAGCCATTCCGAGACACCGGCTGTGGTCGCCGGTTGATTGAAGCGGATATCCTTCCCACCACGGGCATAGGCGATGAGGCCAGGCTCAAATTGCTCGACCCTGTTGCCATCCGCATCGACTACCGATGGCGCGATGCCCTGTTCGCCTTCATCGGCGCCAAGCACGATCCCAACCACGCAGGCTTCGGTCTTCTTGCGAACGAGCTCTGCCTGCGTCCAGTCGTCGAGATCGCGGAGCGCTCGCATCACCGGCGTGCCCCACGGCACGCCCCGGACCTGGGTACGCTGTTTCTCGTAGAGATGGGCAATGTCGCTGGCCGGGATCGCCAGGCTGTCGAGCCGGCGCCTTGTGGTCACGACGGTATCGCCAGGGTGCTGCGCATAGAGCCAATAGGCTCGCCGTTGGCCGAGGCCGTTGAACTCGACGCCTTGCACGATCCGCCCGCCATCGACGAGATCGCCGTTGCGGCCCGCATCAAGCATGTCGGCTTCGAGGAGCTGCAATTGCAGCGGTACATCGAGCCCATCACTTGCCCGTCGCGGTCTGCGCCGGATCAGAACTTCGCCCGCTTCGACCATCTGTCGACAGGCGAGCGTCTGGATCCCCAGGAAGTCGAGCTGCCCGTCAGCATCGCAGCGGGTCGACCATGCTTCCCAGAGGGCCGTTGCCTGCGCGTCGAGCTTGTCATTGCCGCTCGCAGCACGGGCAATGATCCCCGAGCCGATGATGTTGTTCACGAGAACCGACACCGCTTTTGCAGCGTGCGGGTTGTTCCGCACAAGGTCGCGCATGCGATCCCGGAGCAGGGCGCCGGCGGTCCCGATCTCGCTATCGGCGGATGTGCCGACACTCCGCCAGCCATCTGTCCGTCGTCCCTTGGCTGCGCCATCATAGCCGCGTACCAAGGCATCGAGACTGTCGCGCGCCTGGACCCGTCTGAGCGCCGTGCGTGGCGCGACCGAGCCGATAGCGCGATCAAGCCAGGTCACGCGGCCCATCAGCGATCCCCGCGCGCGAAACCGGCAAGACCTGCCACGGGAGCGCGGTCGATCGCAGTCCCGGCCAATTCACGCTCGATCGTGCGGATCCGCGACAGCAGGTCGGCGGCAGATCCGTATTCGACGGTCTTGCCCTCGTAGCTGACCCGCAGCGTGCCGGAGGCATAGGCGCGCCGCAGGGCATCGAGTTCAGTTGTCGTCCAGCTCATCGCAGCCATCCTTTGTCGACGCCCGAGAGCCAGTCAGACCGGCGCTTGCCACCCATGGAGGGCGCACGCGCCAGCACACCGGCTGCGATCGATGCGTCGGATTTCACATCCATCATCTGTTTGGGCATGGGCCCGACCTGATCCTCCAGGTCGCGCCACTTCTCGTCTGTCCAGCGATCGGCGCCGGCAATCCATGCCGCTGCGCGCGCATAGACCCGGCAGTCGAGCACCTCGTTGCGCTCTCTGAGCTTCTGCCATTCGAGCTTCTGAAACCCGCGACGGGTCTTCACGCTGATCAGCTGCTCCGCGACGAGCTGCTTGACCCATTCCGCCTCAAGTCCGCGCGGCAAGTGCACATATCCGGCCGGATGGCGCGCGCCTGCGAGAATGTCCTCATCAGTCGGCCGCACAAGGCGCAGATAGCGATAGGTCTCGCTCTTGAAGGTGGCGACCGCGACGGTCCAGAGCCGGGCGCCACGGCGCAGTCTTTTGCCCGCTTCCGTCACATCCACAAAGCTTGGACCGAGGACCGGCGCGGTACGATTGAAGCCCTCAACGCCTTTGAGCGGCGCCACCTGTCCGTGTCCCATGGCGCGCGCCCAGGAATAGACGGCAGACGCTTCGTAGCCCGTGTCGATCCCGAGTTTGGCGAGGCCGAGCCTTGCGCCATGCGCGTGAGGCCAAGTTCGCTCCAAGAGGCTAGCCAATTCCGACCAGCATTCTGGGTTATCGGGTCCGCCATCGATGACGATGTGATCGACGAGCCAACTCGTCAGATCCCGTCCCCAAGCCCAGATCGAAACCTCGATCCGGTCTTTCTGCACGTCAGCGCCGGCGGTGAGAAACAAGCCGCCACTCGGCACAGTGCCGATCTGCCAATCCTCGCGGCGTTCATAAAGCCGCTGCCAGTCCGGCGCGTCTCCGGTCTCGATCCAGGTCTCGCCCAGAACGCTGTTCTTGAAGCTGCGCTTGGCTTCGTCGCTCGACTGCGAAGTCTCCCACATCCGGGCGATCATCGCCCAGCTCATCCAGCCGACCGGGGAATAGAGCGCCGAGAGGTGGAACCCAATCGTACCGGGATCCGTCGCCTCAGCGGTCGCACGCCATTCGCCGTCTTCGAGCATTGCGATCTTGTGATGCTCTTCGATCGGCGCATCACAGGCGTCGCAGATGTAGTGCGCCGTCTCCGGCTTGCCCTTATCCCAGCGGAGCCTCTCGAAACGCAGCCATTGGCGGTGTTGGCAATGCGGGCATGGCACGAAGAAACGCTGTTGATCGGACGCCTCGAATTCGCGCTCGATCCGGGACACGCCATGGATCGTCGGCGTCGAAGCGAGAAACACTTTCGATCGCCACGAGAAGGTCCTGGTGCGCGCCTCAGCGAGCGCGACCGGATCGCCTTCTTCATCAGCCGAAGGCGGATAGGCGTCCACCTCGTCGAGAAACAAATAGCGCGCCGGCATGGAGCGTAGGCCGACCGCGCTGTTCGCGCCGGTGATGACCAAAAGACCCGCCGGGAATTCCTTCGACAGGACGGTGTTGCCGGCGTCACGCGCGCGGGACGGTTTGACCCGTTCGCGTAAGCTCGGGCTTTCGGCGATCAGCGGCTCGATGCGTTGGCGCGAGAAGCGCTTGGCAAGCTCTACCGTCGGCTGCACCGAGAGCATCGGCCCCGGTGCGTGATGGATGACATAGCCGATCCAGTTGTTTCCTGCTTCCGTCGCGCCGACCTGCGCTGCCTTCATGAAGACGATGCGCCGCACGGGATGGGACGGCGATAGCGCGTCCATGATCGCGCGCATGTAGGGCGTACGATCCGTTCTGTAGCGCCCGGGCTCGGCCGAAGCACGTGGGCTCAAAAAGCGATGGCGGTCAGCCCATTCCGAAACCGTGAGAAGTGGATCGGGCGTGAGCCCGTCGCGCCAGGATCTCCAGAGCTCGTCGGCGCCTTCGAAGGCGAAAGCCTCAACGAACCGAAGGTCCGCGTCAGCGGAATTCGGGTCGGAGCTCGGCAAGCTCGGCGAGATGGGCGCGGACATGCGTCTCCAGAACTTTTTGCATCGGATGCGCCTCGACGCCGAGTTCGGCCGCCATCAGGGCTGCGATGCGCGCGGGCCAATTCACCCATGTGTCGCGCTCCTCGCGCGCGAGGCGGAACACCAGCGCAGTCGCCCGTGACCGGTCGACCACCTCGTTCTTCATTTTCTGAAGCCTGAGGCGGCGCTCCTGCGCCTTCAGAACCTCATTGGCGGTCTTGGCTTGCAGAAAGGTCGTCCCGCCACCGTTGGGCGGCGTGGCGATGCCATTCTCCCGCAGCGTGTCGCCCACCGCCGAGAGGGCGGCATCCGGGACAGGCCTCAGCTTCGTGGCGCTCGGCGTAGACCGCTGCTTGGACGGGTCCGTCATGGCGGCGCGGCGCGCGTCACTGGCCGCAGCGTCGATCGAGCCGTCTGGTAGCAGAACAAGCCGCCCTGCGAGCCTGGCCTTCTGGATCGCGCCACGCGACAGCCCGACATGGGCCGCGTATTGGCGCTCGCTCATGCCCTTCATGGATAGGTCCTGACGTCAGGTGACGTCCGGATCCTTCATCCAGGCAGGGATGTCGCGCTCGGCATGGAGCACGCGCCAGACGTCGATGTGGGTCTCGCGCTCGACGTAGAACACGAGATAGGGATAGCGCTTCAGCGGCCAGAACTTGAGGCCCTGCAAATCGAGCTCATGGGCATAGCGGCTGGAGCCGCTTGCAGGGTGCCGACCGACATGCTGGTAGGCTCGCTCCAAAGCGTCGACGAACCCCAAGGCGACGGCTTCACCGCCTTGGTCGAGATATTGGTCGAGCGCCTCTTCGATGTCCCGGTTGGCAAGCTCGCGCGGAATGACCGGCTTGGCGGTCACGTCGTCCGATTGCTGCGGACCCTGGCGCGCAGACCCTCGAAATAGCCGTCATCTGCCGTTGCAGCCGGCGCTGACTGGGCGCCTTGCAGCAGCAAGCCACGCAGACGCTGCCGGTCGAGGTCCTTGCGAATGAGCTCGCGCACATATTCGCTGCTCGTCCCAAAGCCGCGCGTGGTCACCTGCTCGTCCACAAAGGACTTGAGCGATTCCGGCAGGGAAATGTTCATCGTGCTCATGCTGGCAAGATAGGCGCTTTGGCAAAATTTGGCAAGGGCGAACACCCGGGCGACCACTGCCATTCGGGCTGTTGGCAGCCAAAAAAGCAATGAAATGATGTGCTTATCGCCTTGCTAGGTGCGTCGATCAGAGCCTGTATGGAGCCACAATCAAGCGCAGGAGAGCGCCATGACCAAGACCGCCGCCAAGCAGACCGCCCTCGACGCCTTCATCGCCAGGAAGGCCGAAATCGACGCAGCGCTCGCACGCCTGCAGGCACTCAGCGATGACCATTTCGACTACGCCCCGGAGGAGATCCATTGGGGGCATGTCGGAACCCTTGCCCATTACGCAGAGCTGCTGAAGCGCATCACCGACAGCGCCTTCAAGGAAGGCGAATACGCCGACTGACGAGCGCCCAGCGCGCTCACGGCCCCGACCGGCATCGCCGGCGGGGCTTGGGGTCCTAGCAGCGCCGCGATGGTCGCGGACGCCGCTCAGACCAAAAGGATCCCAGCATGAAGCTTTCCGACACGCAGCTCGTCATTCTCACCGCCGCCGCCCAGCGCGCCAACTTGCTGGCGCTACCTTTGCCGCAGAACCTCAAGGGCGGCGCGGCGCAAAAAGTTGTTTCTTCGCTGCTCAAGCAGGGCTTGCTCGAAGAAGTCGACGCTGACCCGCGTATTGGCGAACCGGTCTGGCGCAAAACCGGCGACGGCCATGGCGTCACGCTCGCAATCACCGAGCAAGGGCTGGCCGCCATTGGCATCGAGCCGGAGAACGCCCACAGCGAGGCGGGCGAGAAACCCAAGTCGAACAAGGCCCCTGAGATTGACCGCACAGCCAAAACGCGCACGCGCGCAGACAGCAAGCAGGCCAAGCTCATCGAAATGCTCCGGCGTCCCGAAGGCGCCAGCATCGAGGAGATCGTTGCAGCATTCGACTGGCAGGCGCACACGGTGCGCGGCGCGATTGCCGGCGCGCTCAAGAAGAAGCTGGGTCTCGACGTGACCTCGGAGAAGATCGACGGCCGGGGGCGTGTCTACAGGATCGTATGACGCATCAACGAGAAGCGCCGTCTGGCATCAAAGCTTGGCGGCGCTTCTTCGTTCAGATCTCACCCGCAATTCCTCGAACACGCGGCGCAACGTGAATGACCTTGCGATCGAGACGATGGTGAACACCGCGCCCATAACGAGATTGTCGGCAAGCGACACGTGGAGCCCGAAAAACGGAAAGACTGCGATCTGGGTCAACACGGCGATGCCGTAGCCGACCGCGACATTGGCAAGCGACTCCACCAGCGACATGTGTCGAGACTGCTTCATGCCGCATCCGTTGTTGGGGTTGTGCCAAGCCGCTCGGCCTTGATGGCGTCGAAGCTTCGCCCGTCACCTTCAAGGATCGCGACGCCGCGCGTTTGTGCCTGCCACCGCTCCACGGCGACATCGACATAGGCCGGGCTGATCTCCATCGCGAAGACGCGGCGAGCATTCGCTTCACCGGCCATGATCTGCGAGCCGGAGCCTGAAAATGGTTCGTAGCAGAGCCCGCCACGCGCCACATGCTGGCGCATCGGGATCCCAAAGGCGTCGAGCGGTTTCGGTGTCGGGTGGTCCGGGCGCTCGTCTCTCGCTAAACTCGGCAGATCCCAGGTCGATGGCAGCGTCTCCTCCGCCACTTTCGGCGGACGGTTCGGGCGACGCCAGCCCATGAAGCAGGGCTCATGCTTCCAAAGGTAATGCGACCGGGTGAGAACGCCACGGTCCTTCACCCAGATGATCTGCTGATGGACGAAGGCGCCGGCTTTGTCCCAGCACGCCTCCAGCATGGCTTGCCGGCGTGACGCGTGCCAGCAGTACCAGGCGGCGTCATCGGTGATTGCCTCGGCAACAGCCGCTGCGATGAAATTGTCATAGAGCTCGGCGCCCTGAGAACTGTCGTCCCATGTCACGCCGTAGGATGGTGACCAATCCTTGTTCTGCGTGGGGTGATTGGTGCCGTCATAGTCGACAAGATAGGGCGGGTCGGTTGCGAACAGCACGGCGCGCTCGCCATTCATCAGGCGGCGCACATCAGCGTGGCTGGTGCTGTCACCGCAAAGAAGCCGGTGGTCGCCGAGGATCCAAAGATCGCCCGTGCGCGACGCCGGATTGCGGGGCGGCTCGGGAATGGTCAGCGGCGGCGTCGAGCCATTGGCATCAGAACCTCCCTCGGCCGCTTCGGGATCGAAGGCGAGAAGCTTGTCGAGTTCGCCGTCGGAAAAGCCAACCAGCGACAAGTCGAAATCATCGGCCAGAAGGCTCTGAAGCTCCCCGGAGAGCAGCGCCTGATCCCAGCTGCCGAGTTCCGTGAGCTTGTTGTCGGCGATCCGATAGGCGCGGCGCTGAGCCTCGCTCAGATGGCCGAGGACGATGACGGGCGCCTCGGTCAAGCCAAGCCGCGTGGCGGCCAGGACGCGGCCGTGTCCGGCGATCAGTTCGCCATCCTCGGCGACAAGACAAGGCACCGTCCAGCCGAACTCGGCCATGCTGGCGGCGAGCTTGGCCACCTGATCGTCATCATGGGCCTTCGGATTGGCGGCATAGGGCGCCAGCTTGGCCAGCGGCCAGGTCTCGATCCGCTCGGGGGCGAAGCTGAGCGTCATGAAGGGCGGGTGTCCAGGTTCGTGGATGCCGCGCGGGGTCCGGATCCTGGACTCCATGCGGGGGTCCAGCGTCCACGATGCGCGGTCGAAAAAAGCTTCGGTTCGACGGGGCTTGCAGCGATTGGCGCTGCGGCGCCGGGTGGCATGGCTTCCCAAAAACCGACCCTGACGCTAGCGATGTTTCGCGCGTCGCCCGCCAGCATTGCGCAGGCGCCCGGAAGGACCCGGGCTCTTGCGCTCGTGCGACGCTAGCGCGCTCGTCTCGCGAGGATGGCAGAAAACCTAGCCCAATCCGCTGTTTTTGTCCGTTCGAAAAGTGTCCGCACGACACTATTCGCTTGGCTTCTCACCGCTTCGCCGATTCAGCCTGCGCGATCACGTGACGCTTCGAATGATTGCGGTTGAGCCGCCGACCATTAAGCCGAAACGCAATGACGCAAAGCGCGTAGAGCCAGTGCTCATGCGCCGCAGAGCGCTGCATGCCGACCGACCAGCAGATTGCCTTCCACCGTTCGCCATGCGCGCGCATCCAGACGATCTTGCCGTCGATCGGATCGAGCCCGACCGTCCAGCTGAGCGTCTCTTCCATGCGGCTGATCGCAGCGGGCGAAGGCAGCACGCGCATCGGTCTTGGCTCTTGTCCGACTTTGTCGGCGAAGTCGTGCACGATCTGCGGCCAGACGTTGAAGTAGCCGCGTCGGCGCTCCGCCGGCAGGCGCTTCAGCACGAAGGCGGCCTCAGACAGGCGTTCCTCGACGAGGCTCGGCGTCCATTCGGTCATTGCTGAACCTCCTTGCGTTTGGATCGATCGCCATAGAGCTTCTCACCGAGCTGGCGGATCAGTTCTCGCTCCGGCCATGTCAGCCGGGCATCGTCGAGCGAGACCGCCAGCACACGCTGTTCACGCCAGCCTTCGCGTTTGATCTCGTCGGGTGTGCGACGCTTGCCGCCATAGCCAAGTGGCGCCCACTTCACAGCACGCCTCCTCGTGTCTCCATCGCCCAGAGCAAGATCGCGAGCGCATCGGCCTCGTTGTCGTCGGCGGGGTTGAAACCGCGACTGCGTATCGCTGCCAGGACTGCCTGCTTGTCGGCATTGCCCTTGCCCGTGGCGAAGCGCTTCACGGTGCCGACAGGGACGCCCTGATAGGCCACGCCCTTGCGCTCACACCACGCGGTCAGCGTCGCCAGGAAGCCGCCGTAGATGTGGGCGGCATCGGTGCCGATGTGCCGACGGACTTCCTCGAAGTAGATCGCAGCCACGCCGCCCGTGTCTTCGGCCAGCCCTTCAAGCCAGGTCTGGAAGCGCAGGTAGCGCATGCCGCCGCCGTCGTAGCGCCCGGTGCGGAAGTTCACCGTGCCGCTATGCACGATCCCTTGGACGAGGCTTGCCCAGCCGGTCGTGGTCCCGAGGTCGAGCGCGAGGATGGTCCTGTCCGCCGGGATGGTCGGTGGCGTCGACTGATGAAGGCTGGGCATGGTGACGGGTGCTGCTTGCGTACTCATGGCGGTCGATCCCTGGGGGAGGCGGACGGTCGAGGGGTGGAGATGCAGGCCACGCACGCGCGAAGCCCCCGGGGGTGGGAATGGGAGACCCCGCCTGCGGCGGTCTCCCCACCCCCGAAGGGGGTGGCTTTCACCCCGTAAACTTGAACTGCCCGATACCGCATTGATCGGATTGATGAATTTACAGTTTTGGCAGTTTGGAAACGCCGCATCGACCCAATCTGGTTGGAGCGAAGCCAAACTGGTCAACGCGCAATTCTGACGGGGTAGTTTCGGAAACCCGCCCAATCTGATCACAGCGGACCAGAGCGAAGCGCTGAGCGGCCATGTCGGAGCAGTTTCGGCGCTGCGCCCCATCTGGTTTAAACTGGGCAGAGCGCAGTTCTGCGGGATGTTCGTGGCGCTCGTGATCATGGCTGCTCGCCCTCCGGATAGACCCACACTTGCGGGTTCTCGACCTCGAGCAGCGCGCCAGTCTGGGGCGATTTGTAGTGGGTCGGCAGCACGGCGATGGTGGCCGGGATGACCTCGCCGGTATCGGGATCGACGGCCTCCGCACCTGTGGGAGCAGCCATCCCTTCGACGCACAGAAAGCCGAACCGGGATCGAGACGGGCCAAGGCCGTAGGGCGTGCCGTCGCGCAGGAACTTCACGAAGCCCTTTGTGGCGAGGACATTCAGCCGGTCGCGGATCGTGTCCTTGCCGCCCAGGCCGCCCCGGTTCTCGAAGGCTTCGGCAAACTGGTTGATGGTGTAGAGCCGTCCTTCGAGCGCCTCATCCAGCAACACGCCGAGAATGACGTCGTGCTTGCGCACGCGCTCTGCATCGAGCTTGTCGCCCATGGCCTTGCGCACGAGCCGCTCATTGGATCGATCAATCTCGATCCAGCGGCCATTGGGCTTGTCGATGGTGATCGGCTCGATGCCCGGCCCGTTGCGCAGCTCGAAATGCAGCATCCGCTCGGGCCGGTCCTCGTCAGGCCGGTGCATGATGATGCCGGAGGTGTAGAAGCTGCGGAGCGATCCTGCGCCAGAGAGCGCCATGAACGGATCCTCGACGAGCTGCTTCTTCGTGATCTTGCGGGTGTGGTGGCACAGGATCAGGCCGGCGTCGGGCGCAACAGCATCGCGCAGCGCTTCGATCCGCGCCTGCAGGAAGAAGAGCATCGCCGTGTTGTCGTTCTCGCCGCCTCCCTCCGCTCCACCATCGAAGAGGTTTCGGACCGGATCGATGCACAGGATGTCTGGGGCGCTGTGGCCATAATGTGCGCGGACGGCGGCTATGGTCAGCGCAACGCCACCCGCGTCCAAGAGCATGCGGACCTTCGGCGTTGCGACGAGATTGTCGCGTGCTGCCGCCATGAGCGCGGGATCGATCCGGATCGCTTGGAGGCGCTCGCGCAGGTAGTGGTACTGGATCTCGGCCTGCAGATAGAAGATCCGAAGCGGGCGGCTTGGCGCGAAGGCCAGGAACGGCACGCCCGCCGCCATGTTGACGAGCAAGCTGATCAGGAAGTCGCTCTTGCCGACCTTGGGCGCGCCGCCCAGCACAAGCATCCCGCCTGGCGTCAGCAGGCGCGGCGCGATGATGTCGTCCGGCATGGGGCTTTTGTCGTCGAGCAGGGCCCCGAGCGTGAAGGTAGGCAAAGCCGACATGGGGGGAGCCGAGAGCCGCTCCAGCGCCGGGCCATGGCGTTCCTCGTGCAGCCGCCAGAGACGTTGGGCTTCGGTCGCTAGGCGCTCCAGCGGCCAGCTCGGGCGAAGCTGGGCGGCATTGTACTGGCAGACGGCCTCCCAGGCCTCGTCGCGGCTTATGCGGCCTTCATGGGCCATGCGTACGTAATGGCCGATCGCGGCGCTTGCCCCCTGAAACCGGGTCCAGTCATCCTCGCCGCCTTCGCGGACCGGCGTGGTCAGGATGTCCTTGATGGAGGGCTTCTCGCTCGCAGGATCTGGCTCGCAGCCGACGCCAGGCAGCGGCGGCATGGCGTCCACCAGCTCCGCGAAATCGCGCAGATGGACTTCCGCCTGCGGGCTATGGCGTCGGATGGTGACAAGGCGCGTGAACCCGCCCTTGTGGTAGACCGAACCTGCCAGTCGGATCGGCTGGTGCGCTGACCGGAAATGCGTGTCGCCACCGACCTTCACGGCGATATCGCCGCGCAGCCGGCAGAGCAACGCAATATCCTCTGCCTCGGCAGGCTCGCTCAGACGCCACCAGACATGGAGCTTGTCGATGCCATCTGCCGTGCGGCCGCCGCTCTCAACGATCAGCGTAGGCTCACCTAGGTGCAGGATGAGGTGATCCAGCTTTGCAGGGATGTCGCCCGCATCGAGATCCACGAGCACGGTCTGCATCTGGCGGACATCGGCAGCTTTCGCCTTGCCGGCTTCGGCGACCGTGCCGGGAACCACGTAGAACGCAGCGCCTTCGCGCGCGGCCCATCCAGCGAACGAGACAGCCTTCTCCAGTAGGCTGCCATCGACTTCGATCCACACATTGTGCGGGCGACCTGCAATCCCCTGACCCTTGTCGACGAACCCGCGCAGCGGCGCCCAGCCTTCGCAGTAGCCAAAGACGACGTCGAGGAAGACCGCGATCTGCTCGGGATCCGGCTCGATGGTGAACGGGTCGCTCAGCGGAGCCGCGTCATTGAAATCGCGCCACGCGTCCAGGGAGATGATGTTGCTCTCGTTCATGCCGGCAGCCCCCAGCAGCGGTCCGCCCATGCGCACATGCGGCATTCATGAAAGTCGCGGCTCGTGGCGATCCGCGGCAGCAATTCGCCCGCGTCGGTCGCCTGCAGGATGCGCACGCCGCGATCGCTCACCCGCTGCGCCAGCGCTGCGTCGAACGGCACCAGCTCATGGTGCAGTTCAGCGGTGTCCTTGTTGATGGCTGTGAACAGAGCAGGGTTCTGCGAGATGCCTGGCACCTGCGCTTCCATATAAGCCTGGTAGAGCGCGATTTGCGCGGCGTAGATGGGCTTTGCCATGACCACGCCCTTGGCCACGGTCTCGCGCCAGTTCTTCGCGTTCATCGTCTTGCATTCCCAGAGCGCAGGGACAGCAAGCCCGAGCGCGCTCGGCACGGAAGCGATGATCCCATCGACATGCCCGCGGATCCGTCCACCGGCGACGGAGAAGCCGAACTGCTCGCCATCCAGACGATTGCCCTTGCGGGTGTAGAGATCGATCCCTGCAGCGCGCAGCCAGCGGATCGCCAGGTCTTCGAGCGCGTGACCGATCTCGAAGATGCGCAGCGTCTGGCCCTTGAAGTGAGAGCCTTCGTCTTTGGGCGCGGCCGTGAATTCGAACTGCAGCGCGCGTTCGCAAGTTGCGCCGAGACGTGAACCGCCAAGATAGGTGCGCGCAGGCGCAGCACCACGCTCGGTCTCGATTGCCGCGTCGATGATCGCGTTGATCTGGTCGGCACATGTGGCGCGATGATTGAAGTCCAGCATCAGAACGGAACCTCCGCGTCTGCGCTTTGCGCCGTTGCACGCATGGCGTCCTGGAAGCCGCCGACGGCGACTTCGATGAGCGTGAAGACCTGCGCCTCCGACAGATCAATGAGGCGTACCTCCCAGCCGATCTCTTCCATGATCTCGGCCACGGGCTTCATGGCGGTGCGGATCGCCGCTTTCTCAAGTTCGGTCAGATCAACCACGGCCGATGACCTCCGGGCTGAGCGCGACCAGAAGCCTTGGCAGGCCATCGAACAGAACCATGCAGACGGGCGCGGCTGTTTCGATCGCACCGGGTCGAACCAGCCAAAGCCACGCGTCGGTCGCCGGCAGACCGCGCAGAGTTCGCCACATGGATGCCAGAGCCGCAGCCGGTCGGAAGATGAGGTGATCATGGACGTGCCCCATCATGCCGCCCTCCCGACAATGGCTTCGGGAGTGGCGTCGGCTGCGCCGAAGACCAGGGAGCGGATCGCGTCTCGATTGAAACGGAAGGCGAGCAGCGCCGAAGCCTGATAGCGGGTCAGCCCGAAATCCTGCCGGTACGCGGTGGGCAGGAAGGTGAGCTGCCGATCGGTCGGCGGCTGGTTCAGCCAGCGGCGGGTCTTGTGAGCCGTCTCATCGCTTTCGTGGTCGTTGAGCCAGTCATTGGCCGCCGCCAGGCAGATGGTGCGTTCACCGACGGCCAGGAGATGCGGCCTCTGCTTCTGCAGCCCACCAACGCCGTACCAGCGACCATTCAGGAAGAAGACGCCGCCCCAGGCATTGAAGCCGCTTGCGATGAGCGCTGCATCATCACCGAAGAGATCGCACCAGCGAAAACTCGACCGCTTGAGCAGATCGATCTCGGACATGATGAAGTCGCCGAGCGGAGCGACCTCGCCGGCGTCGGCGCGTTCCCAGACATGCCCGCAGAGCGGACATTCGGTGGTGGCGAGCGGAACCACCGCGCCGCATTCCGGGCAGTCCTTCGTCGGGGCTTCATCGCCCGGCTCACGGCCGTTCAGATCGACGTCTTGTTCCAGCGACCCATGCAACAAAGTCGAGGTGCCGAAATCCAGCACGATGCAGTCGGTCTTGATGACGCCCGGATGCTCCTCGGGTGATACGGTGCGCAAGCCCCGGCCCACCATCTGGATCATGGTCGACTTGTAGGAACTCGGCCGCAGCAACACGACGCAGCTTGTCGGCGGGTGATCCCAGCCTTCGGTCAGCACCGCAACATTGACGATGACCCGCAGCTGGCCACCGGCATAGGCCGCGAGCGTCGCCTTACGCTCCGCATCGGCCATTTCGCCATGAATGAACCCTGCCGCCACGCCCGCCGCATTGAATGCGTCCGTGACGTTGCGCGCGTGGTTAATCGTGGAGCAGAAGACCACCGTCTGACGCTCGCCGGCCTTTTCGCGCCAGTGACGGATGACCGCTTCCGTGACCGGAGAGCGGTTCATGATCGCGTCCACCTCCGCCATGTCGAAGTCGTCGGCGGTGCGGCGCACCTTGGTGAGTTCATCCTGCACGCCGACATCGATCACGAAGGTGCGCGGCGAAACGAGATGACCGGACGCGATCAACTCACCGATCCGGATTTGGTCTGCGACATTCGAGAACACGGGCCGCAGTCCGCGCTTGTCGCCCCGGTTCGGCGTTGCCGTGACCCCGTAGATGCGGCACATCGGATTGCGATGCAGCGCGGCATCGATGATCCGGCGATAGCTGTCCGCTGCTGCATGATGCGCTTCATCGATCACCAGTAGGTCGATGGCCGGCATCTGATCGAGATTGTCTTTGCGCGCGAGCGTCGGGACCATCGCGAAGGTCACCTGTCCACGCCAGGACTTCTCCTTGGCGTCCACGATGGACGTGGTGAGCTGGGGGTTGACCCTGCCGAACTTGTTGAGGTTCTGACCTGTCAGCTCATCGCGATGGGCAAGGACACACGCCTTGCCGCCCGTGCCCTTTGCAGGCTCGCCAATCATGCGCCCGGTCACCGCCGAGAGCATGATCGTTTTGCCTGCACCTGTCGGGGCGACCGCAAGGGTGTTTCCGTGTTCGTCGAGCGCATGGATGCTGCGCTCAACGAACTGCTTCTGGCGGGGACGCAAAAGCATGGCGTCCTCCTTATTGCGCCCAGGACGGGCGAACGCCCGGCTTCGGCATGGAGGGCTGAGCAGAGCGGGTCTGAGCGGGCGCTTGAGCCGCCGCGCCAGCCATCCCCATGAGCGCCGCATACTCCTTGTGATCCGGCGTCACGGCCGTGCGGATCTCGTTCTTCTCGTCCCCGTTGGTGTCGGTGCCGACATCGATCTTTGCGATGAACTCCAACCCATCGAGGTCGGTGAAGCCCGCGATGCGGCGCGCCGCTTGCGCCTGCGCCGAATTGTCCTTGTCGGAGATGCCGCGCGCGGAGTTCAGCATGCCGCGGATCAGGCTGCGGCCCATGTTCGTCCAGTCCGGCCCCTTGGGGCTGTAAAGACCGATCAGGGTGAAGATCTTGCGCCGGGCGTAGGGTCCCTCAAGCACCGTGAACTCGCCCGAGAGGTAGACCGAGCCGGTGGCGCCGCGCGTCGCGTAGCCGCCGGTCCAGCCCTGCGCCGGATCGTCATAGCCGCCGGGGCGGATTGTCAGGCGCACCTTGGCGAGCGTGCCCTTGGGGATGATGTTGCTGTTCTGCTTGGCGTCGTTGAAGTCGTTCCAGGAACCAGTCATGGCTGGGGTCTCCTTGTCAGTCGTTTTCGGGATGGATGGGGGCAACGGCAGGCGATGCAGGCGGCGCAGCGACGGGCGGGCTGCGATAGGCCAGGCGCTCTGACGCGGGTTTTGCAGGGCTGCGGATCTTCGCCATGAGGCGCCCGAGGTGAGGCTCCTCGATCGGATCCAGCCGGCCGGAACGGTCCTTTGCGGGGAAGTTCCAAGTGTTGATCGTCTGGCAGACGAACGCGCGGTAGGGAGCGCCGGCGTCGTCCTTGATCTCCGCCATCGTCAGCACTTCATCGACGATGCCGGGCAGTTCGAGACCGGTTTTCGAGCCGTCGATCTGCGGCTGGAAGATGCGCCGGTTGAAGTCGTCCAGCTTCTCGTCAAGGATCCCGACGAACCAGACGTTCTTCGCCCGCGTGTGCTGCAGATGCGTCAGCCATGCGATCATCTCGCGGCCGTGCAACCCATAGGCGCCGCGAATGTCCGGCTTGCCCGTCTTGTCGGAAAATGCTTCAGGCTGGCCCTTGCACCATTGGAAGCACAGCCGTCCTGCTACCGTGATCGAGTCGATAAAAATGGTCTGATAGCGATCGAGCGCAGCCGGATCGCCAAAGCGTTCGCACACGGCGGCGTAATGCGCCTCGCTATAGACCTGCTCATCGCGAAGTGCCGGATTGGGGCCGCCGATGAAGACCGCGAAGTCGCGACATTCGGGCCATGTGCGCGGACGCACGCTGTCGCCGGACCAGCCTTCGATCGCGAGATCGCCAGCCTCCAGGTCGATGAAGAGCGTGACCTTGGGATCAAGCGTCCAAAGCAAGCTCGTCTTGCCGATTCCGGATTTCCCGAAAATGCAGCCTTTGACGCCGCGCACTTCGGCCATGCGCTGATCGGCTGAGATGATGGGGAGCGCCATGATCAGCGCTCCGCCTGGATGCGGGCCGCGACTTCCACGGCGCGATCAGCGCCAAGACCGCCGGCATCGCGGGCGATCTGGCTGAGCTTGCGCAGCGCCTGCATCTTGTCGGCGACGTCGTTGAACTCGGCTTCCAATCCCCGCATCGCGAAGGCGAGATCGTCGATCGTCGCTTCGGAGATGGGCTTGGCGGCGATTTCGTCATGACCCGGCATGGCCGGAATACGGATCGCATCGGGAAGGGAGGACAGGCTGTAATGGGCCTTGCGCAGCGCTTCGAGCGCAGACAGCGAGGCATCGGGCTTGGATTTGCCAAAGGTGAACATGGATTTCTCCTCTCAGTCGCGCAGGAGGCGGAAGGTCGGTTTGCCGGTCCTCAGGGTGCGGGCCGGCTCGAAGGCGCGGCGGATCGCGTCGGGCCACGCGCCGTAGGCGCGCTCCGAGACCGAAAGACTGATCTCGACGTATTGGCTGGGGTCCTCGCCGGAGGCGCGGATGGTTTCGACGAGCGCAGCGAGCTTCGCCTGGTCCCAGTCGACCTTCTTCGGCAGGTCGGCGACGATGGTGATCGCGCCATCGCTGAAGCGGACGATGCCCGTGTCCTTGGCAACGGCCGCGCGGGCTTCACGCGCACGATCGCCGAACTTCTGGGCGATGGCGCCATCGAGCCAGTCCTTCATGGACTTCGCGCTCTTCAGGGCAGCGTCAGCGTCCTCCTGAAGGACAGCCAGCATTTCGGAGGGCAGCGCGATGATGTCGCCAACCGGCATCGTGCGCAGCTGGTCGAGGGTGGGTGCGTTGGGGATCATGATCAGCGCGCCCCCGACGCCGCGGTGCGTTCCGCATTGTCCGTGGTGCTGGCGCGGATCTGTTCGCGTTCGTAATCCTCGACGTCTTCGAGGCGGTACACGACGCGACCACCGAGCTTGACGAAGCGCGGGCCTTCACCCGTCCACCGCCACCGCTCGAGCGTGCGGTGGCTGATGTTCCACCGCGCAGCCAGGTCGATCTGATTGAGATGTTTCGTAGCCATCTGAGTCTCCTTGGGTTCCTGTCGAAAACCTGCGGAGACGATGGATCAGGGCATGGGAGGAAAACGGGGGGAGCCAGGGAGGGCAGACGGGAGGAATGCGGCTTCAATCGCTGAAAATGAAAAAGGCCGCCCCGAGGGACGGCCTTGGCAGGGGTCGAGGCTATCTCAGACTTCGAGCCAGCAGTTCGAACCGCTTTCCCGGATGACCTCCTGCCACGTGCGGTGCCCGCGGAAGAGGTCCTTCAGCCGCTTCATCGAAGGGCCGCACTCAGCTTCGGCGAGGATTTTCTCAACGGGCTGCACTCTCTCGCCGTCCAACCACGCTTGGGCAAGCAAGCCGACGGCAACCTTCTGCTTACCGCCGGTAAAGTCGTGCTGCTTTCCGTGGATGATGAGCACGCCCCCGTCGCCGGCGACCCACACCGGGCCTTTCTGCGATGGACCCATCATCAGCCGCGCCGCCAGAATGTCGGGCGAGACTGCGATGCCATCTTCGTTGTCCACCGCATCCGCCAGCGCGACGAATTCGTGCCCCCTCAGATAAGGCGGCCGAAAACGTTCGCTGGGATCGAGCGTGAAGACGATGCGGAGCCCTTCGGACGGGCGTCGCGCAACGAGATCCCGAAACCGCGCAAAGGAGCGTGGCGAGGCCAGACTGCGCGCGACCCACATCCCCACGCGCGCGTTGCGTCGTGGCAAGCGGGCTGAACCGAAATCCAATACCTCACCGTCGAGATGAGCGACCGGATCCTTTGCAAGCGAGCAGTCGATCGCAGAAGCAACACGGCTCGCCACGGCCGCCAGATCCAACACATAGATCCGCCGGCTCTCCGCATGGTCTTCATCCTGCCATGTCACGGCTCCCAGATGCCCAAGCCGTGTCGTGGTCGGGTGGTTGGTCAACCGCACCGGCGCGTCGTCGAGATCATCTTCGGCTACGGCAGCCTGCGTGCTGCCGCGCCTTACGATCAGTCCTGCGTCAAGCAGTTGCTTCCCGCTCTCGGGCTTATGAGCCAGAGCCACGGCCGAGACCCGAGCTTCCGGGGTTGCGGCGACGGCGCAGAGCAGCCGTCGTGCAGCGGCATCAATCCGTGATGAGGTGCGAGCCATCGACCAGAATCCCCCAGCGGCGCAGGTACTTTTCACCAATCATCTGCTCGGTTGCGGTACGATCCTTGAGGTCGCAGCCATGCGGCCAAGTGATCGTCAAAGTGAGCGTCCGTCGCCGCTCCTCGCCCGGGCGCTTGCTGAGCTTTACCGCGATCCTGGCCCTCGTGATGACGAACTCATCGCTCAGCGGGGAACGGTCCTCGAACATGTCGTCGGCCATCGTCCAGATCGTACCGTCAGCGCGCGCCAAGTTCTCGAGCGTCACGCGCCGACCATTGTCATCGATCGGCATCAGCCGGAGTTCGCGCACCTCGACGCCCTCAATGCCGTCCTCTTCGTCGACCGGAAAATCGAACGGCTTGAGAAGGACTGAAAGGTCATAGCAACGCAGCGGAAGGCGGTTGTCCTTGAATTCGATCCCAAGAAGGTGCTGAACGGCTGCCTTCACGATCTCCTGGCGCGTTACCTTGTCGTTGGCCACAACCTCAAGCCCGCCAGTAGCAGGCTCATAGGTCACGGCCGCTTCAAAGACGGGGCGGTAGGCCTGACGGACGAGTGTTCCCTTGTCATCGAAGCGCAGCAGGTCGTCCGGCCGTCCTTCGCGGTAGATCGTGACCTGGACGAGGTCGCATTCATGCCCCTCAAGCGTGGTCCGCACGCGATCGAAGATGTCGACGTCCGCATGGGAAGCGCCTGAGAACTCCTTGATCGCCGATACGAAGGCCGCCAGCGTCATGGGGTCGCGCTGGACCACGCGTCCCGCCTCGGTCATGTAGCCGGCCCACATCCGACCGCGCCGCCGATCTTCGGTGAACCGCACCTCCTCGGCATGCCGAAAGCGATCCGGTGCCTTCAGGAACATCCCGAGCGCGCGCTGATGGGCGTTCGCCATGCCTTCAAGGACCGCTGGGTCCTCGGCGACGCTGTAGAGCGCCGCTTGCCCGGCCTCATCGCTGAGCGCATGGACCCGCTCGGCGTCGTTCAGGACGCGGTCACGCTGGACGCGAGTCATCTTCCCGATGGCGTTCATCAAGGGGCCGGGCAGATCCCCCTCCGCCGTATCCCAGTCGAATTCGAGAGGAAGACCGATTTCGGGACGGTCGAAGTATTCGCGAAGCGCGTCGCGCGGCGTCTTGCGAAGGAATGCGGAGATGGCTGCCATCGAGGGGCTCCTTTGGCCGAGGGTTGACGACTCGGCCATCGGGGGAGGCACGCAGTCGTTCGATATATATCGAACACAGGCGCAATCCTCTTGTCAAGCACGTAAGTGTTCGGCATACATCGAACGCCACAGGCAATGCCTGGTCAGGCCTATTCTGGGAGCAAAAATGACAACGACGCTTGGCGACAAGCTCCGGCGGCACCGCCAGGAGAAGGGCTACTCGCTCGACAAGCTCGCGGAAATCACCGAATCGAGCAAAAGCTACCTGTGGGAATTGGAGAACCGGGACACCCGAAAGCCCTCCGCCGAGAAGCTGACCCGGATCGCTCAGGCGCTGGATGTGACCACTGACTACCTGCTGGATGAATCGGCAGCCCCTGATGAGGTGGTCATGCGGGAGGCCTTCTTCCGAAAGTTCAGCAAGCTGGAGGCCGAAGACCGCAAGAAGATCGAGCAGATGATCGACCTCTGGGGCAAAAAGACGTGAAACTGCCGTCGACCCCGCAGGCTTGGGCCATCCACCTCTCTCAGCTCGTAAAGATATTCCACGACGCGCACGGTCTCGACCCGTTTCCGATCAAGGTCGAGCCGCTTGCCAGGGAGTATTCGCGCCAGGTCTTTCCGAATGAGCCCATCACCCTGGTCGACGGACTTGAACTGTCGGGCGGGTTCGACGGGATGCTCATGCCCAATCCCCACGTTCCGGGTGAGTGGGGCATCGTCTACAACAAGGCTATCCGCTCGCCGGGCCGTATCAACTTCACGCTAGCGCATGAGCTTGGGCATTATCTCCTGCACCGCCACATCTCCCCGAGCGGTATCCAGTGCGGGAGCCGTGAGATGCTCGACTGGCGTTCGGAACTCGGCGCCATTGAGGCGCAAGCCAACACCTTCGCGTCTTTCCTTCTCATGCCGCTGGACGATTTCCGCCGGCAGATCGCGGGCGAGACCACGTCCCTGGATCTGATGCGTCACCTTGCCGATCGCTATGAGGTCTCGATTACCGCAGCCATCCTGAAGTGGCTCGACATGACCACGCAGCGCGCCATGCTTGTGGTCAGCAGAAGCGGGTTCATCGACTGGGCGCGTTCGAGCGATTCCCTCATGAAGTCCGGCGTGTTCTACCGCGCCCGGCAGCAGATTACCCCGCTACCTGAGCAATCGCTCGCTGGTGGCAAAGGGCTTGCAATCGGCACCTACGCTGAGACCAAACATCCTCGCGGCGTCTGGCCCGGCAATGAGGATGTGCACGAGATGACGATCTTCTCGCCGACAAACGAGATGACCATCACGCTGCTTCTCTATCCCGACGATGCGCCCAACAAGCGCTGGGCTCGCGATCTTGATGAGCCAGAGGAGCAGGACACCTACGATCGATTCGTGTCGGATGGTCGCGGCACCGCCAGATAGAGCTGCGTGGCGTGCCGATCCTCTTGCGCGCCGTTTCTAATGACTCCGCAGAAACCTGATAAGATACTGATTTGTATTGCGTATTTCCCGTTCGCGACTAAGCGTTTGCTTGTCGAATTTGATTGCGAACGGTCTCCATGCACACAGCGCTCTACGGCCCAAACCCCCTCGCTGCCGAACGCCTTCCAGCAGATGCACGGCTCGATGAAGTCGCGCGCATCCTTGCAATTGGCCTGAGGCGTATTCTCTCGGAACAGTCGAGTTCTTTATCTGCAGAAAGCGGAGAGAGTTCATTCGACATTCTCGCCCTCAAACGCCGTGTTGGTCGTCGCAAACCGAACAACCGAGTTGGAGGGTGATGATGGTAGTAGCCAGGAAGAAGTTGGACTACGCGCTGATGCGACCGCGTGAAAGCGCCGCCTCAGACGCGAGCGTGGTGGGGCAGCTTTCAGCGCTGAAGCAGATGTCGGTCGGGGAATTGAAGGCAAAGTGGGAGAGCCTCTTCGGCTCGCCGGCGCCGAACAACAGCCGCAGCTACCTCGAATTGCGGCTCGGCTACCGGATCCAGGAGCTGACGCTTGGCGGCCTGTCGCGCGAGACTCGTCGAATGCTTGATCTTCTCGCCGACGAAATCGACGGGAAGCTGGGTCGAAAAGCCATCATTGAAGACGGCCGAAACCCCGTCGCGGGCACGCGGCTGCTGCGCGAATGGAACGGCGTTGAGCACACCGTCACGGTCCTGCGGGATGGCTTCGACTGGCAGGGTCGCAGGTTCAAGTCGCTGTCGGCCGTCGCGCGGGCGATTACCGGCACGCAATGGAACGGCTACCGCTTCTTCGGGCTACGTGAGATCGGGAGGGATCCGCGATGAGCCGCGCGCAAACTACGATCCAACCCATACTGCGCCGTCAGCGCTGCGCGATCTACACGCGCAAGTCGAGCGAGGAAGGGCTCGACATGGAATTCAACTCCCTCGATGCGCAGCGCGAGGCATGTGAAGCGTATGTCGCCAGCCAACGCGCCGAAGGATGGGCCGCGATCCGTGAGCTCTATGACGATGGCGGCGTTTCTGGCGGCACGCTCGAACGCCCTGCGCTGAAACGCCTTCTGGCCGACGTCGAAGCCGGGCTGATCGATGTGATCGTCGTCTACAAGATCGATCGGCTATCGCGCTCCCTCATGGACTTTGCTCGGCTGGTCGAGATCTTCGAACGACACCAGGTGACCTTCGTCTCGGTCACACAGTCGTTCAACACCACGACGTCGATGGGTCGCCTGACGCTGAACATCCTTCTGTCCTTCGCGCAGTTCGAACGTGAGGTGATTGGGGAGCGAATCCGCGACAAGGTCGCAGCATCCCGCAAACGCGGCATGTGGATGGGCGGCTATGTGCCGCTGGGCTACGACGTTCGTGACCGCAAGCTCATCGTCAACGAGAACGAAGCTGCCACGGTCAGGATGATCTTCCAGCGCTTTGCGGCGATCGGCTCCGCGACCATGCTCGCCAAGGCGCTTGCCGCTGAGGGGGTACTGAACAAGCGCGGCAAGTTGGTCGATAAGGGCTTCCTCTACAAGCTCATCAACAACCGGGTCTATCTCGGCGAAGCCGTTCACAAGGGAACGGCCTATCCCGGCGAGCACGCGGCGATCATTGATCAGGGCCTCTGGGACAACGTGCACGCCATCCTTCAGGAGAGCCCGCGTCTCCGGGCCAAGAACACGCGCGCCCAGACACCGGCCTTGCTCAAGGGGATCATCTTCACGGAGACCGGCACGGCGATGACGCCGACTGCGACCAAGAAGGGCTCGCGCCTCTATCGCTATTACGCGTCGATGGATTTGATCAGGAACCGCCCGATCGGCGACAGCGCGGGACCGTTGCGCCTGCCCGCTGGCATGGTCGAGGACGCCGTAATCGGCGAGATACGCCGCATGATCCGCGCGCCAGAGATCGCGGCCCGCGTGATCAAGGCGCTGCGAGAAGAGAGCGCTGCGGTGGATGAGAAGGCGGTCATCAAGGCGCTCGGCGAATTCGACCAGATCTGGACCGCGCTCTACCCGGCGGAGCAGACCCGCATCATCCAGCTCCTGGTCGACCGGGTTACCGTTGGGACAAGCGGCATCGCCGTCGACTTGCGCCAAGAAGGGCTGGGATCGGTTTTGCGCGACATGATGGCGCCCCGCCAGAAGGAGGCCTGCGCATGAGCGGTTCGTCGGACACCATTCGGGTCGTCATCCCGCTGAGCATCCGCAAGCGCAACGGGCGGCCAAAGATCCTGCCACCCGAGGACCACTGCGCACGGGAAGGCCGGACGCAGGACCCGCATGTGCTTCGTGCCGTCGCGCGGGCGTGGAAGTGGCGGCGGCAGCTCGAGAGCGGCGCTGTCTCCACCATCCAGGACATCGCTGTGGCCGAGAACGTCTCCGACCGCTTCGTCGGGCGGATGATCCGGATGGCCTACCTGGCTCCCTCCGTCCTGGAGGCTCTGGTCATTGCCCGCCGACCGCCGGCGATAGCGATCAATGACCTGACCGCGGTTGCGGAATTGCCCTGGGATGGGCAGATGGAGCGGGTGTTTGGGTAAGCAGGTCCGCGACATTGACGTGAAGTTTCGCTTCGGCTCCCATTCTGGCATCCAAAGACCTGATGAGGTTCGTGCCAAAGAGGGGTGAGCCGTGCCGCAAGCCACGAGACCGCCGGTCACTGCCGACGAGAAGACAATCAAGGCGCTTCTCGCGGCTCACGCGTGCCCTGTTCCCTTCCATGAAATCAGGACCCGATTTCTTGGGAGCATCGCTTCGCCCGGCCTGTCGGTTTCGCCCTTCGAGGTCCTGAAGAGCCTGTGGGGAGGGCAGCTTCCCGAATTCGAAAGCCTTGATGCCGTCAACGAACTGATCGGGATTCTTATCAACGGCCTCTGGAACAGCCTGACACGACACCAGAGGCGCAGCGATCCTTTCCGCCTGGTCCGGACCAGCGTTCCCGAAACACGAGCCGGGCTTGCTGAACTAGCGCTGATACGTCGGCAGGAACTAGATGGCTTCATCGAAGGGCTGTTTGGAGGCGCGGACGAACTGGACCTGCCAGCAAAGGCCTCCTCGGCGCTGGACACGCTCGGCGAGGTCCGTGCCATGATCGCCAGCGTCCAGCAGGTCGCCAGTGATGCCAGCAAGCCTTCGGAGCTTTCCGACATCGCCACCACGATGAAGCATTTGCGAGAGCTGACCAGGATCGCTGAGAACGAACTCAACCGTGTCGTGCTCGACTGCACCCGCGCTCGGCGGCAGTTGATGAACTCTGTAGGGACGGCAAGACCGACGCGCCATTGACGGTGCCGCATACGCAGGCAAGCGCCGCTGTGCGCGGCCTCATGCCCACCCTGGGCTGTCTCTTTTGGTCCGGCTGCCGGCGAAACCCCCGGAAACAGGTCGGGCGACATCATCAGCCAAGCGATTGAAAGAGATGCGCTTTCATGGACCGAACCGGAAGCGGCGAGGTTCGCTCGGTTAGAGACGAAAGCCGTTCAGAGACCGCATTCTGGCCTTCGGTCAGTCTCTGCCGTTCGGATGGTCCGTCCAAGGCCCTTTGAAACAACGCGAAAATTTGCCCTTAGCGGGGTCGCTGTCGGGGTTTGCGACGGGAAGATGGCGGATGGGGTGGGATTCGAACCCACGATACGCTTTTGACGTATACGCACTTTCCAGGCGCGCGCCTTCGACCGCTCGGCCACCCATCCACGGGCGGCACTCATTAAGCCCTGAAGTCGGGCGG